TAGAATAGGATAAAAAAATGACAATTAGAAAAGTAATATCAAGAAGTATCGGAGTTGATGTTATCGCTGCAGAAGATTTGGCGGCAAACTCTGTGACTGCTTCTGAAATTCAAGATGGTGCAGTAACACAGGCAAAACTTCACAGTGGAGTTAGTTTGGGTGTTGGTGCATTTCAAGGTGATAATGCATCAGGCGCTGTTCGTGGTGACACGACAAACGGTAAAAAAGATATTTTCAGAGTTCACGAACAACAACTAGACACTAATGTTACAATCGCCTCAACAGACAATGCTTTGGCAGCAGGCCCGTTGACGGTTGCAAATGGTGTGACACTCACTGTCAGTGGTAATTTGTCAATAGTATAGGGGATAGGAATGTCAACATTAACAGTAGATAACATCGTAGGTGCAACTACAGCCACAACTGTAAAACTTCCTGCTGGTTGTATATTACAAACTGTGTCAACAACTAAGACAGATACTTTTACAAGTTCATCATCTTCTCTAGTTGACATAACTGGAATGACAGTTACAATTACACCAAAGTTTGCAACAAGTAAAATATTAATTAGAACAAATTTAAATTGGGGTGGCGTGTTGAATATCTACGCTGGAATAAGATTATTGAGAGGGTCAACTGTTATCAGTCATAATTCTAGTGCAACTGGTTCTCAAACAGCTGCGGCTATTGGATGTGGTGGAGATAATGAAAACTTTCAATATAAAGTAGAACACACTGGTCTTGAATTTTTAGATTCGCCTGCAACAACTTCTGCGACAACTTATAAATTACAACAACAATCAACTGGAGGCCCAGGCACTAATACATGGTATCTTAACAGACCACATATGACCGACAATGCCGCCTATATTGTTCATGGAACATCTAGTATGACAGTAATGGAGATTGCACAATGAGTACTTTAGCGGTTAATAATATTACAACCCAAACTGGTGCAACAATAACAATTGGATCTGGTAAACTTTTAACAGCGCCCGGCCATGTTATTCAATTGATTGATGCTACTGGTGCGACACAAACTTCTACTGTATCAAACAATACTTGGGTTGCAACTAATGCTTCGGTTTCAATAACACCAAAATTTACTACTAGTAAGATTTATTTGTCTCATACTGCTGGTGGTCTAACCTATGCTGGTACTGGTGATAGAGGTTTAAGAATAAAAAGAACCATATCTGGTGGGGCAACAAGTGTGATTTATTCATCACAAAGATATGGTTATACTTCAGATGCAGCTTGGTGCCCAATAAACTGGGGTGTTGTTGATGTTGATTCTGGATATGGCACTACTAGTCAATTAACATATAACATTGAAATTTACAAAGGTGGAACTGGTGGTGAAGCAAGACATTGTGATGATGCAACATGGACTTTTGTAGCCATGGAAGTTGCACAGTAAAATGATTAAACAGGAGAAAAAATAATGGCAACAGTAACAGAAGCACTAAGTGCTCTTGGTGTCACAGAGTGGGTTGTTAATGGAGAGCCTACAAACGCAGAAGAATTTGGATCTATGTTTCGTAAGGTAACAGGCAAAACTGAAGATGGTACTGCAATTCTATCAGACAACGCTACAGATTGGGGTGTAACTTGGGATGAAGTAAATACCAAAATGCAAGAATTAACAGCGGCAGAACCAATGGAAGCACTTCGTGAAGAAAGAAACCGTAAACTTGCAGAAACAGATTGGTGGGCAGTTCAAGATAGAACAATGACACAGGATCAAAAGGACTATAGAACTGCACTTCGTGATATTACAAAGGATTATAGTTCCTTGGATGATGTCAAATGGCCTGATGTACCAAATTGGTAATGAGATGTCTAATCAGACTGAAATTTTAGATAATGTACTTGGTATTACAGATGTTGTAGACACAACGACTAGAGAAGTAACACCGCCTAAACCAGTTCTTGTTCCGACAACAACTGGAACTGATGAAGATATAGATAATGATTATAAATATCAGAGAGAAAACTTTTACAATCTGATAGAAAGAGGACAGGATGCAATTGATGGTATCCTAGACCTTGCAAGAGAATCAGAACATCCTCGTAGTTATGAGGTGGCCGGAAACTTGATAAAACAGGTTGCAGAAGTAACAGAGAAACTTGGAGATTTGCAGACTAAGATGAAGAAACTCAAAGAAGTTCCTAACTCTGCACCACAGAACGTAACAAATGCATTGTTTGTAGGAAGCACAGCAGAACTGCAAAAGATGCTAAAAGGGAAATAGATATGCCATTAACGAGAATTAAATCATCTGCCATCGGTACGGATGCAATTACTTCTGCTAGAATTGATGATGGCGCCGTTGCCGCTGTAGATATTGCAAGCAATGCCGTAACTACTGCAAAGATTGCTGATGATGCCGTAACTACTGCAAAGGTTGCTGATGATGCCGTAACCACTGCAAAGATTGCCGATGCACAGGTAACTCTTGCAAAACTTTCTGCATCTGGAACAAAAAATAATACGACATTTCTTCGTGGAGACAATACGTTCTCTACATTGTCTACTACCCTTGCCGGATTAGATGACGCCACAATTAATTCAGGTGATCCTGCTCAAAACTCAAATAAAACACCAGTAGGACATTTATGGATAAACTCTACTTCTGGTGAGGCCTTTGTTCTTACAGATGCAACAAATAATGCAAATGTTTGGGCTAACATTGGTGATGGAACAGGTGGTGTTCCATATGATATTGAATACCTCGTAGTCGCCGGCGGCGGCGGCGGTGGTGGAGGAGGCACTGGTGGTGGCTCTGGTGCTGGTGGTGGTGCTGGTGGAATGAGAACTGGCACAATTCAAGCAACTATCGGTAGTGCAATGACTGTTACTGTAGGTGGCGGTGGAACAAGAGGGCCACATGGTAGTGGCCAAGTGCCAGGCGTCATAGGTAGTAATTCTGTATTTGGTTCTGTAACATCTACTGGTGGTGGGTACGGAGCAGGAAACCAAGGGCAAGGTGGTAACGGTGGCTCTGGAGGCGGAGGCGCATATAATGGACAATCTGGTGGTTCTGGAACTTCTGGACAAGGTAACGCTGGTGGAACTGGTGGAACAAACAGTTCTAACTACTTCGCTGGTGGAGGCGGTGGTGGTAAAGGCGCCGTTGGTGGAAGCCCAGGCAACAGTTCAACTGCCGGAGCAGGTGGTTCTGGACAGACATCAACAATCACTGGTTCATCTGTAACATATGCTGGCGGTGGCGGTGGCGGTTCATATGCTGGTACTCGTGGCCCGGCTGGTTCTGGTGGTGGCGCCACAGGTGCAAACTCCTCTAATAATGCCTCATCTGCAACTGCCAATAGAGGTGGCGGTGGTGGTGGAGGCACCAGAATGAATAGTTCGCCATGGGGTGAACGCTCATCTTCTGCCGGTGGCTCTGGTATTGTTGTTTTGAAAATGTTGACAGCAGATTATTCTGGTACTACAAGTGGTTCGCCAACAGTAACGACAGATGGAAGTCACACAATAATAACATATACATCATCTGGAACATATACAGGTTAAGGAGATATCATGGCACATTGGGCAAAAGTAGTAAATGGTGAAGTAGTGAAATGTATTGTTGCAGAGGAAGATTTTTTTGATACCTTTGTAGATGATACTCCAGGCGAATGGTTACAAACATCATATAATATGTGGGGTGGAGTTCACTATGACCCAGAAACGGGCGAACCTAGTAAAGATCAATCAATCATAACAGGTGACAAAGCAAGAGAAAGAAAAAATTACGGTGGGCAAGGAATGAAATATGATGCAACAGCAGATGCATTTCATTGGCCACAACCACACGCTTCATGGACACTAAACAAAACCACATATCTGTGGGAGGCTCCTGTTGAATATCCATCTGATGGAGAGTTATATGTTTGGAATGAAGATAAAACTTCTTGGGATAAAGTTGAGTAAACTGAATAACTTATGTTATGCAAAATGTTGAACACTATCTTGGAAACCCACTACTAAAAAAATCTAATGTTCCTGTCAATTGGACAAAGGAACAGATTCTTGAATATCAAAAGTGTATGGAAAATCCCATATACTTTATTAAGAACTATATCAAGATTGTATCTCTTGATGAAGGCCTTGTTCCTTTTGAACTATATGACTTCCAAGAAGATATTGTAGACACAATCCACGACAATCGTTTTACTATATGTAAGATGCCCAGACAGTCTGGCAAGTCTACGACTATGGTATCTTATATTCTTCACTACGTTCTATTTAATCCTAACATGAATGTTGCAATCCTTGCCAACAAGGCTTCGACTGCACGAGATATTCTTGGTAGATTACAACTCGCATATGAGAATCTTCCTAAATGGTTGCAGCAGGGAGTGGTGTCTTGGAACAAAGGTTCGGTGGACTTGGAGAATGGTAGTAGGGTAGTTGCATCTTCTACATCATCATCTGCTGTTCGTGGTGGTTCTTACAACATGATATTCTTGGACGAATTTGCATTCGTTCCAACAAACGTGGCAGAGGACTTTTTTAGTTCTGTGTACCCCACAATCTCATCTGGTAAATCTACAAAGGTTATTATTGTATCAACACCTAACGGTATGAATCTTTTCTACAA